TGTCAACATATTCTTTCTGTATCGAAGCCTTTTGTTTCAAGACTTCCAGTTTACCGTCGGCATCTTGTAATTGATCTTTAAGAGAATTCATCTTGTCACGCAACACCACATTCATTGTGGTAAAGATTTGAATATCAAGTAGGTCTTCGATGATTTCTCTGCGGGTACCAGAAGGCAACTGCATGAACGGGGTGAATGACGCTGAACCTAGAATGACAATCTGGGTAAAAGACTTGTAGTTCAACTTGAGAATGGATTCCTCAAGATACTTTTGATAATCTCTAGCGGCCGCATCTTGATTCAACAGTTCGCCATCAGCATAGATTTCAAAAAGACCGGGCTTGATACCACGAACAATCTTATACAATTTACTACCACTGTGGAATTCTACCTCAACCAGAAGTTGCTTCTTGTTAATAGAGTTTACCAACTGCGGCTTGTTGATGTTGCGAAACGGCTTACCGAAAAGGGAGAAGCACAATGCGTCAAGCATCGTGGACTTACCGCCGCCATTCTCACCGACTATGAGGGTGCTGGGTGAACGGTCTAGTTTAATTTCAGTAAACTGATTGCCAGTAGAAAGAAAGTTCTTCCAACGAATGGTGTTAAAAATAATCATACTGTAACGTTCTGTGCCTCAACATAGAGAGTCTGTAGAATAGACTTAATACGGTTCTTTTCCAGATCGGTTTGAATGGTGTCAACAAAATCTGAGAGAACAGACATAGTATCTTCCACATTCAACTCGTCATCATCCGTCGCTTCTGTTTCAAATTCAGAAAAGTCTTCGATGATTTTAAGTTCGATTAGATTTAAATCATATAGCTTATCAACGAAGCGGTCAAACTTATAGAAGTCAGTTTTCTTCACAACTACCAAACGAACACAAGATCCGACCATAGGTAGAAGGTCGATAGCAGAAGGGTCACCATTAGTATCGTCATAATAGATTTTATGGAAGATTTGAAATGGGTTCTCAAAGAATTCTACCTCATTTGTTTCCGTATCATATAAGTGATACCCTCTCTTATCATTATAATCAGACCAAGTAAACTCATAGGTATTACCAAGATAAAGAATATTACCAGTGCGACTACGATGGTGGAAATGACCACTACAAACGAGAGGAAATCTATCAAAGTCCACAGTATCCATTCCGTGATCATTTTTATGCCCACGGTACATTTCAAAACCTGAAAATTCAAAGTGTCCAAATACTGCTTGTGCATTACTTTTCTTTACTACCTCCATAGTTTCTGAATAATTACCAGAACAAATCCATGGAACAAGCAGTAGATTTTTTCCGTCTAATCTAATTTCTTCTGCTTCCGAATATGTAATAATGTTTTCATACTCACGGAGCAGTAGGTCCAGTGAGTTTACATCATTAGTATTCTTGAAGAAAGTATCGTGGTTTCCAGCAATCATATGAACATCGATGCCCAAATCACTGGTCTTATCAAAGAAATACTCACGACATTTCTTCAACGTATTATAATTTATAAACTTGCGTCGATCAAAGACATCACCCAAGTGAATGATAGTCTTGATACCTTCTCGTTCCATATGAGGAAAGAATGTTTCCGTGTAGAACTTCGCAAAGAAGTTGTCGAACGGAATGGAATCTGACCTAGCACCAAAGTGAGTATCTGTAATCAACGCAATTTTCATGACTGTAGAATTCCAAGTAAAGTATTAGTCTGGCTGATAGCATCATCAAGAGCATGGTGATGCGTATCATTTTCACTGGCACGGATCTTAGCGTTGCTTAGACCCATGAGATTCATAACGGTGCGATAGCACATGATGTTGCTATAACGCCAAGGATAAGGCAGACTGACTGCCGCATATGCAGACTCCAGAATGGAGATATCAAACGAAGCACCGTTACCCCATGGCATTACCTTGTCTCTACCTATCCAGTCAGTGAAACTTTGTAGTGCGTCCACAAGTTGCAGTTGGTCAACAAGAAGAGCATCTCTTGCTGCGGCGCTTTGCTGCATCCACCAATCAATAGTAGACTTGTCAACGTGAAGACCTGCGGTCTTACAAGATTTGGCATCGATGTTACAGTAGAACTTATCGATAATACCTTCACCCAGAGTGAACTTAGTAGCACCAATAGAAAGAATGGTCGCGTTGGCTCTTGTCGAAAGAGTTTCAAGGTCAATCATTACATGAACGGTATTAAGATCAGTTACTTTCATTTACGCTTCTCTTTTGCATATTGTGATAATGCCTTATCGCAGTAGTCACGAATATTTTCTACCGTCACCATATAGTTATGTCTGATATTAGACGGCGTTGCCTTGTCCTGCATAGTATCGACCATCTGCTGGACGATTGCAGGAACAATTAGTTCCTTGGTCATATTACACCTTATTTTTTATCTGCACCCGACGTGGGAGTTGCAGCATTTGCGACATCAGGAATAGCTTCCTCTAGCGCCTGTTCCGCATCAAGCTCTTCGCCTTCTTGAAGACGCTTCAATGCAATTTGGCCATTACAAATCATGTAGTGCTGACCTTCACCGAGTTTAGAAGATTCGAGGTAGATGCACCCGGCATTCTGAACCGAAATGCCCTGAACTTCTTCGCGATGGCCAGCAACGCTATTAACAACTGAAATCACAGCGGTAGAAACAACGCCCAACATCAACAGCGAGAACCAGTTATCAGAAGCAAACTTAACAGCAGTATTAACTTTAGGAGAATCAACCATAAATGTACCTTTCAATTAGAAGTGATATTTACATATTACTCTAAATCTAGTCCAGAGTCAACAGTTTTTTGTTTGTCCAGATATTTTGGTCGGCGCTTAGGAATATTACTGACCTCTGCTGGCTTATCAAAGTCTTCTACCAGGTCAATCGTCTTTTTAAGATAGTCAATGAACTCATTTCCATAATCGCCGCCATCGTGGTCTTGTGTAATCAAATCATGGACATCTAGATTACGGATGTATCGGTACTTTGCCGCTTGTTGCTTCTTCTCTTTCGCAATACGGCGTAAGAAGGCATAATACGTAATCTGTGTGAAGTATGCAAAGGGGTTCTTAGACTTAGCAGGATCGAAGTTATCGATGTAAGTAATGCAATTTTCAATTCCGTCAAGGATCATTTCCTCACGATAGGTATAATTGATGAAGTTAGATTTATATGCCAAGTGATTAGCAATCTTGAGAAAGCATTCGCCTAGATAATTAGGCACACGAGGCTTCTTACTACGATCATAGTCAGGTTCAGCTTTAGCAGCCAAAACCTTTTCTCTATACTCTGTAATCTTTTCTAGAAACAAAGCATTATCTACATAGTGAACATTATTTTTTCTATTCTTGACCATAGGGCCTCCGTCATGATATAATCTGTTATACTACATTTTTTTACATATGGCAACATTTTTATTGAAAAAAGTATTTACATATGGTGATTCTTGGTGTATAAGAAGAGTGTAGCTCTTCAAGAATAACTTCAATTAAGTAATCCTTTACTTCTTAGTATTCTTGCTTGAAGCATTTCCATCTCATCAAAGTCTTCAATGTCTTCTACCGGTTCGGGGTAATTCCCCGTGTAGGAGAGATACTGTTGTAGCAGGTTTTCTTTTAAAGAGCAAGAGGTAAGTATCTCTTTGGCACTTAAAAGAAAACTTTTATCTGGTGAGATTCCAATCCATGGCTTCAAGAGAAACGTTTCTCCGTTTACTCCGTCGTGATTGACTTGAACCGCAATGACGGCAATAGGGTCGTCTAACCAATAATTATTAGGGTCCGCTAGGCGAACACTTGCTATTAGTGTTTCGCCATTTTTTAATCTTAGAACAGTCACATCGGTCATAGCTGTATTCTCACTAGTTTATAGTTGAAACCTTCTTCATTATATATCTTAATTCTTTCCACCATATGGGAAAGGGTATAGTTCTTTCGGCTCTTCCATGTTAGGTCATCACCGATATCAAATAGTCTGCACATTGTCTTGTCGGTACCTTTTCGAAGTCCTCTACCGATTGACTGTAGATTTCTAATGCGCGATTTGGAAGGTGATGCAAAGATAACGTTGTGCAGATTTCTTATATTTATACCCGTTGAAAACGTGCCGTAGGACGCTATAATGATGGCGTCTTTTTCTTTTTCAGTAATATCTCTAATCGCTTCTCGCTGTTGCGTATCTGTACCACCATGGACAAAGAAAACTTGGCGAGTATCTCCGACTTTATTATTGATTAGGTCATACAAAACTTGACCATGCTTTTCAACAAATTGAAACAGAACAAGCGTATTACCCTTCTGCGTGGTAGCAAGGTTCTTAATAACGTTGTTACGCTTGGGGTGTGTAACCAGCCAGTCCATTTCTTCTTGGTACGTGTAGGTCTTTAGAGCCTTCTTTTCCTCATCCGTATAGTCCAGAAGAATGCAATGAATATCAAGATCGGCAACTGAGCCTTGGTCCATCAGTTCCTTAGTAGAGATAACCTTTTTAACTTTACCAAATAGACCCTCGAGGATAAGTTTGTGCGTCTTCATTCCATCTAGTGTTCCAGTGGTACCGATGCGATACTTCGTGTTGACGCATTTATCAAAGATAGATGTCAATGACTTTGCTTTAAACAAGTGGGCTTCATCACCATAGATTACGTCAAATTCATCAAAGAATTTTTTAGGTAACTTGTAGATAGATTGCCACGTGGAAATAACAATAGAGGCTTCGTTTGATTTTTCATGGCCAGCGTAAATCTTGGCGCAGTTCTGAGATACGTACCACTCGGTGTGTGATGCATAGTCTTGAAAGTCTTTATACATTTGTTCTACCAGTGAAGTGGTAGGAACAATAATCAACTGCTTACGACCAAATTGCTGGTGATATCGCATTAGCAGATATATGATTAGAGACTT